ATGGGTCGAGCCAGTGACGTCCGACTCCGAGAGATAGCCTATGACCCATTGCCCTCCCAGAAATCCTTTCACGAACTGACAGCGCGTTTCAAGGGATTCTCAGGGCCGATCGGGAGCGGCAAGAGCCAGGCGCTTTGCCAGGAAGCGATCCGGCTGAGTTACTTGAATCCGAGGCGGATGGGACTGCTGGGGGCGCCGACCTACCAGATGTTACGGGACGCGACGCAGGCGACGCTGTTCGAGATATTAGACAGCAACCGAATTCCGTACGAGCACAACAAGGCGGAGAACACGCTGCGGATGAAGGACACGGGATCGCGGATTGTGTTCCGGCCGGTGGATGAATTCGAACGGCTGCGCGGAACCAACCTAGCGTGGTTCGGACTAGATGAGCTGACATACACACCGGAGGCGGCGTGGCTGCGGCTGGAGGGCCGATTGCGGGACCCGAAAGCGCAGCGACTGTGCGGCTTCGCGGTGTGGACGCCGAAAGGTTACGACTGGGTGTTCCGGAAATTCGTGGAGGGACCCAGCAAGGGGTACGGGGTTGTGGTGGCGCAACCCTACGAGAATCGGTTCCTGCTGGCGAGGGTGCCCGATTTCTATGACCGGCTGCAGGAGAGTTACGACGAGCGGTTCTTCCGGCAGGAAGTGCTGGGCGCGTACCTGAGCCTGAGCGGAAGCACGGTATACAGCTCGTTCGCGCGGGCTGAGAACCTGAAGGACCTGGGCCGCGACCAGAGGCTGCCACTGCTGTGGGCGTTGGACTTCAACGTGGATCCGATGAGCTCGCTGGTGGTGCAGATGGTGGACGGCAAGGTGCTAGTGCTGGATGAAATCGTGGTGCGAAACGGGACGACGATGGACGCCAGCGAGGAATTCCTAAAGCGGTATCCGGACCATTGGGCGGGCGTTCACATTTATGGAGACGCGTCGGGAAACCAGCGGCAAACGACGGGGGCGACGGACTACGAAATGATCCGCGAATACTTTCAGGTGCACTCGGGGATGACGCTTCAGTACCGCGTTCCGAGGGCGAACCCGAGCGTGCGGGAACGGATCAATTTGACGAATGCGAAGTTGCGATCGGCGACGGGAGACGTCGGGTTGCTGGTGGACCCGAAGTGCAAGGAACTGATCAAGGATTTGGAGCAGGTGACCTACAAGGCCGATTCGAACACGATCGACAAAGACCGGGACCGAATGAGGACGCACCTATCGGACGCGTTGGGATACCTGTTGTGGCAGGAATGCAGAATGCTTCCCAGAATCGGGGAGCGGCGGGAGCGATTGTTCTAATCATGGAGACGATCAACCGGGAGCATCCGGAATACATCGCGCGCAAGGCGACGTGGAGACGCTACAAGGACCTGTACTTGGGCGGCGAACAGTTGCGGGCACGCGCCGCGGAGTACCTGCTGCGGCGGAATAAAGAACCAGGCGAGATCTACCAGGAGCGGCTGAGCCGGGTGTTTTACCAAAACTACATCGGATCGATCGTGGACTGGTACGCGTCGACGCTGATGCATCGCGAGCCGGCGCTGATGCTGGAAGGGACCGACGCCGGGGCAAAGAACTTCTACAGCCTGCTGGCGAACGACTGCGACCTGAAGGGCACCAGCCTAAGCGAGTTCTTCCGCAAACGATTCGTGGAAGCGCTGGTATACGGCTCGAGCTACCTGGTGGTGGACTTTCCGCGCACGTCGGGGCCGGCGCTAACGCGGGCGGAAGAAGACGCCGCGGGGACGTCGCGAGCGTACCTGGCGGACTACGGCGCGGACGAAGTCATCAACTGGAACTACGACCCGCACGGGGGGATGGACTGGGCGGTAATCCGGACGTCATGTCTCCAGCAATCGAAGGTGACGGACGCGAGGTGGGAACAGGAAACGCGCTGGATCTACTACGACCGGGAGAATTATCAAATTTACCGGAAGGCGGGCGAGGGGCAGCCGATCGAGAGAATCGACGAGGGGCGGCACGCGCTGGCCTCGCTGGGCCGGGTGCCGCTATTTCAGATGCGGGTGACCGAGGGACTGTGGCTGATGAACAGAGCCGCGCTGCTGCAACTGGAACACTTCAACAAGTCGAATGCGCTGGGGTGGGCGCTGACGATGGGGCTGTTCGCAATGCCGGTGGTCTATTCGGAACGCGAGTGGAACCAGATGGTGGGCGAGTCGTATTACATACAACTTGGACCGGAGGACCGGTTTGGGTGGGCGGAGCCGGAGGGAAAAGTCTACCAGATCGCGGCGGACAACCTGGTGCAAATGAAGGATGAAATCTACCGGGTGTGTTACCTGAACAACCAAGCGATGGGAGGAGCGTCGAGCTCGGCCAATCAATCGGCGCTGGGCAAACAACTGGACTTCGCGACCACCGCCGAAGTGCTGGGGGCGTATGGGACAACGGTGCGGGAAAGCATGAAGCAGGTGCTGTGGGCGGTGGCGGGGGCGCGGCAGGACGAAGTCTCGATCGACGTTGCGGGAATGGACGAATTCGACATCAACGCCTTCAGCACGGAGTTGGACGAGGCCCAAAAGCTGCTGAACCTGGGAATCCACTCCCCCACCCTGACCAAGCAGATCTACAAGCGGCTGGCATTCCAATACCTGGCCGATGCAAAGCAGGAAGTGAAGAGCCGGGTGGCGGAAGAGATCGAAGAGGCGGCGGAGTAGGGTGGCGGGAGGCGCGGGCGGACTTCCTCGGTCGCGCAAGGATGGCGGCAGGGGGAGCAATTTGCGAGGGAGTTCGGGGATAGGGGTATATGGAAGAAATCGACGTACAAGCGGTGGTGCGGCAGGCGATCCAGGAATTTGTGAACAACGAACAGGCCAAGGCCGAGCCGGCGCACAAGGCGGAGTTGCAGGAAGAGCGACGGCGGCGGGAACAACTGGAGCGCCGCGTCAACGAGCTGGTGGAGGAGAACAAACGGAGCCGGAAAGTGGCGGAGGAGGCGGAGCGCGCATCGGCAGTGCGGGCGGAACTGCAGCGTCTGGGTGTGGCGAAGGTGGAGCTAGCCTTCAAAGCGGTGCAGGACGAGATCGTGCGGAGCGAGGACGGGAGGCTGGTAGCGCGGGTCGAGAGCGGCGAGCTGCCGGTTCGCGAGTATCTGGCGGCGTTCGTGAAAGAAAATCCGGAATTTCTGCCGGCGCGCATACCCGGGGGAAGCGGAATGGCAGGGATGCTGAAGAGTCCGGCGGGCGGAGGCGAGGCGGTGACGATCGACCGAATCCGGCCGGGCATGAGCGCGGAAGACATGCGGCGGGTACGAGAAGAAATCGTGCGCGTGGCGTCGCAGACCTTAAAAGGTCTGTAGTTATAACCCGGCCCGCGGGCCGGCAAGTACAAACCAAGGAGAAAGAATGGGAGCAATTACAAATAGCAACGTCGCAAGCGCGATTGTGAAGCTGGTGGCGGCGGACGCTTTGCCGGTGCTGGTCGGAAACCTGGTGATGGGCAACCTGGTGAATCGCGATTACGAGCCGGTGCTGGCAAATGCCGGCGATACGGTGAACGTGCCGATACCGCCGACGATGGTAGCCAACAACATCGCGGCCGGCGGCACGGTGACGCCGCAGAATCCGAGCCTGGGCAATGCGCAGATCGTGCTGAACACGCACGCGGAAGCGACGTTCCAGATTCCGGACGTGACGAAGATACTGGCGGTGCCGGACCTGCTGAAGATTTACATGCAGCCGGCAGTGGCGGCGATCGCGCAGAGCATCGAAACCAGCCTGCTGAACCTGTACGCGGGGTTCACGACCAACACGCCGGTTGGGACACCGGGCACTGCGCTGACGGAAGCCACGGTGGACGCGGCGGAAACGGCGCTGTTCCTGGCCAAGGTGCCGCCCAGCGAGCAGAAGTACATCGTAGTGGACTCGGCGGCCTACTCGGCCTGGCGGCAGATTCCGCTGTTCGAGGAATTCCAGACGGCGGGCGCGGCCGGGCTGGCGGCATTGATTGACGGGACGATCGGCAAGTACAAAGACTTCTACATCTTCCGTTCGCAGTTCGTGCCGAAGACGGGGAGCACACCGGTGAACACGCACAACCTGGCGTTCTCGCGGGATGCGATTGGCCTGGTGGTTCGCCGGCTGCCGCAACCTCTTCCGGGGACGGGAGCGATTGCGGAGTACGCCGAGCTGGGCAACTTTGGCATGCGCGTGATCATGAGTTACCAGCCGAACACCTTGGCGCAGCAGTTCACAGTGGACGTGCTGTACGGATGCGGCGTGCTGCGCAACGCATGCGGCGTGCAGGTGAACACCTAACGAAGCGGAGCCGCGAAGCGGGCCGGCGGCCGAAGTAACAGAGCGGCCGGCCCGCAATGAGATGCGAGGAGAGCGGGATGGATCTGAGACTGTACTACCAGAAGATACGGGACACGGAAGCGAAGATCGCCGACGCATTTCCGGTGGTGGAGAGCTGCGAAACGCCGGACGGCGGGACCTCGGGCAGACTGACCGAAGTGACGCCAGCTTTGGCCGCGAAGCTGATTGTGGAAGGGGCGGCGCGGCTGGCGACGGAAGCGGACGCGGCGGCGTTTCACGATGAGCGCGCCAAAGCCAAGCAAGCGGCGGACGAGGCCCTGGCGGCGGCCAAGGTGCAAATGACGTTCCTGCCAATGGCGGAATGGAACAGAATCCAGGGCGCGGGGAAGCGCGCCAAGAACCAGGCATAAGGGCATGGCATTATTCACAGACGGACCTCCTTCCAGCATCGAAAGCCTGGCGGGGCTGGACTCGCAGTTACTCAGTGTGGCCAGCACCGAGGGGATCGATGTGAGGCGCAAGCTGGAACTGGCCCACGAAGAAATCGGTCTGGACCTGGATGCGTTGCTGAAGAGGCTGCGCTCGGCCGATCGCCTGATGTGGGCGGCGGTGAAGCCGAGCCTGGAAAACGTGATCGTAACTACGGCACTCAAACTGTGGTTCGCCTTTCGAACGCTGGAGCTGGTATATAGCGACGCGTACAACAGCCAACTGAACGACCGGTACATGGGCAAGCGCGACCAGTTCCACCAGATGGCTGTCTCGCATCGCGAGCGGCTGATGGAGGCTGGAGCCGGGATGGCGTCGATACCGGTGCCGCGGGCGATGACGCCGGCGCTGGCGGCGGCGCCTGGGAGTTTGCCGGACAACATCTATTATGTGACTGCGGCGTGGGTGAACCGGGTAACCGAAGAAGGGGCGAGCGCGATTCCGGCGGCGATTACGACAGCGTCCAGCTCGTTTTCGGCGCAAATCGGGCCGGCGCCGGCGAATGCCACCGGTTGGAACGTGTACGTTGGCATGGATCCGGACAGCACAGCGCTGCAGAACAGCTCGCCGCTCGAGATCGGGGCGGCCTGGGTGCAGCCGGTGTGGATCACCGCGACGGGACGCAAGCCGGGATGCGGACAAGCTCCAAGCTATGTGCAGGCGCTGACGCGGATCTTACAGAGGGGCTGATGCCGACAACGATAGGAAACACTGTGACGGCCAAGACCATACAGTTGCTGACGGGGCCCAGCGGCGTGAATCTCAACCTGGAGGCCCTGGCGCTGAGCGGCGAGACAGCGGTGGCGCCACTGGGGACGGCGCAGATACTCGCCGAAAACGTGGCGCTCGAATTGGTGGAGCGGGCGACCGCCGTGCACTACCCGGCGGTGAACGTCTACTGCGAGAAAATCGCGAACCAACTGGTGGAGAAGTTCCGGACGTTTTCGGGGATCTCCCAGATGGCGATTGAAGTGCGGCACTCACAGGACCGGTTAGAAGGGTTGCAAGACACGGTTGAGCTATACGCAAGCGCCGTGATGCAGACGCTAGATGCCAACCGGGGAGACTGGGGTGGCGGGATGTACTATGCGGGCGGGTATCAGGTTACGTTCGGAGCCGTCAAGAGCGGGGGAATCAACTTCGTGCAGACGGCCAAGGTGACATTCGAGATTGGAGTGAGCATTAACTAAGATGGCTTCTTACATTTCCTCAAACGCAAACCGCTTCTACGCGGCGCTGGAAAGCGCGTACGGCAGCGTGGCGGCGATCGCGGCAAGCAACCGGATACCGGCGCTCAAGCTGACCGTGCAGCAGCAGCTCGAGGTCACCAACCGGAAAGACAAGACGGGAAGCCGGACGTTTCCCGGCCTGCCGGCGGGCGGGCGGCGCCGCACGAACTTCGAATTGCAGACGTACATGACGAGTTGGCAGTCCGCAGCGGGCGGTCCGGCGTACGGGCCGTTGTTTCAGGCGGCATTGGGCGCGGCGCCACTGGTTTTCAATGGCGGGATGGTGGCATCGTGCTCGAACACGACGCTGGCTTTCGCGGCGCCTCACGGACTGAACGTAAGCCAGGCAGTCTCAAGCGGCGGCGAGATACGGTTTGTGACGGTGATTGTGGACGCCAACACGGTCGAGATCAACGCGCCGTTCACCGCGGCGCCGGCGAGCGGGACTACGATCGGCGCGGCTGTGACCTACCAACCGGCGACGGAGTTGCCGAGCGCCAGCGTGTTCGATTACTGGGATCCGGCGAGCGCGGTGCAAAGAATCCTGAGCGGCGCCGCGGTGGATCAGATGGAGATCCAAATCGACGGCGATTTTCACGAGTTCCATTTCAGCGGCATGGCGCAGGATGTGCTGGACAGCGCAAGCTTCACGGCGGGTCAGGGCAATTTGACGAGCTACCCGGCGGAGCCGGGGATCGGCGCATTCGACTACTCAATCGTGCCGGGCAACCTAGGTGAGGCGTGGTTGGGAACTACACCAGCGCAATTCTTCACGGTGACGGAAGCGGCGGTTGTGCTGAAGAACGGGTTGGACACGCGGTCGCGGGAATTTGGTTTCAGCCTTCCGCAAGCGATCTCACCGGGACAAAGAACCGTGCAGGCGTCGATCGGACTTTACAGCCAGACCGACAGCGCAACACCAGCGTTGTACCAGGCGGCG